AGAAGAATCTTGAATAAGTCTCAAATAGTTTCGTATTCCTGTTTTTGCCGTGTCCATTGTTGTCAATAATCTTGCAGAAAAACTTTCAAAAGTGTTTCCAAAGTTTAATAACCTTTTAGAAATCTTGTCAGTTACACCTGTATATTTCACTAGACTACCGATGGACATGGATACGTATTGTGCCATCTGTTGAGTTGCTTTTGAAACAGTGGCGACTGTCCTGCCAAAATCTTCATCAGTCTTGTCCGCCATTTTTTCAATAGCTTTTATGACCGCCAGGGTGGTTGTACCACCAGTTTCAGCAAACTTTATCATTTCTCCAGCAGTCATACCAAACTGATCTTGCAACCCTTGACCCAAATACCTAAACTGTTCAAATACTGCTCTTAATTCTTGACCTCTTAATTCACCAGAACCTAAGCCTTGTAAAAACTGAGTTAAGCCTGATTGGAGAGACGCATAAGATGAACCAGACAGCTCACCGGCTCTCTGGATAGTGCGTGCAACCTTCAGCAAACGGTCTTCACCAAAGTCGTACTTTCGCAGACTTCGACTTAACTCTGTGTACAAGTTTGCTGTATCCGCAAAGGAGGCTCTACTTTGTTTAGACACTGTTATCAATTTTGACTTGGTTCTAATGAGATCTTCTTCACCTTTAACAACAAGCTTAAGCCTGTTTTCCACCAGGGTCAAATCATCAGCCATACCAATAAATGCACGAACGCTGACAAAGCCTGTATATGTCGTCAACAAGCCCGCCATTATTTTTGTCATTCGACTGAGACCTGTGTTTGTATTTTTGATACCCTTGTCTGTAGCGTTAAAACTTTTTGTTGCGTTTTTACCAAAGTCAGTTATGTTCTTATTAATCTCTTTGGTAAGCCTCGCAGTACTTCTGAAATTTACACTGTCAACACCTTCTAAAGAAGCTTTAGCGCTTTTGGATGTTTGGAAAATATTCTTAAGCCTGCTGTTAATGGATGCTAGGGATTGTTCCGCCTTTTCTGATTTAGTGTTTACATCTATTGTAATTCCTGACATATGCAACTCCGCATAAAAAGCCCACCAAGAATTGTCTCAGTGGGCTGTTTTTATTTAACGATAACACCGTTAGGCTTGATACCTTTAATTGACAACAGCGTTCTTTCAACAAAATGTGTTGGAGCTTGTTTAGATGAACCTCGGTTCAATTTATCAATATACTCAACGTTATTGTAGATTTTGTATTGTTCAGAACGCCATCCGGCTTGCGCCTTTCCAGTGTCAACAGGGGTTGCTGCTTTTAATCTATTGACAGCAGTTTTTATTACTTTGCTTTGTTCTTTTTCAAGCTTTGCTCTGATTTCTTTCTCTATACTATTGGACATACTCACCACCTTTGGCTTTTAGGAGACGTGCATACATTTCAGAACCTTTGAATGCGTTGTCAATAACATCGACTGTTTTCGGGCTGTGATCAGTATATACTGCCTTGAGAGATGGAAATAGATTTTCGGCCTTTTCTTTAATGCCTTGTGCCTGCAAAAGTTTCATAGTTCTGCCGTCCTCTCTCCAGCCCTCTGGTCTTCGCTCAAAGTAAAGTTGCCAGCCTACAAGCTCGTCATAAGGCATTTCCATCAACTTGTAGACTGGCGTTTTTAAAAGGTAAGCTACCTCATAATACAGAAGATCTTCATCAGAGAGGACTAGTTTTTTGTGTCATCACTCAGACCGGAGTACTTAGTGATTTCTTTAGCAAGTTTGTCAAGTTCTTCCAGGGGAATTTGTTCATAATCAGCATCAGTCATTTCTTCAGAACCTTCCACAGCCAGAGAGACAACGAATTTTAGGACTTCAAAACCTTGCTCTTCATTCTCCCCAACCGTTTTGGACATTTCCTGAATTTCTTTTACCTCAGCGACCGTGAGCTTTTTAATTTCAACATTACCACCCATGAATTTGATACTTTTCTTGATACGCTTGCTCGCCAGTTCTTTAAAACTCATTTTGAGTCTCCTTTAATGATTTGATTTACGAAATCCAGCATTCTGTGAAGGTCGTTAAGGGTTGCCAGAATCTCCATGGACTTAGCACCATCGCCTTCGAATTCTTTAATACGCTGGACAGTCTTGTAAATACTGAATTTAATCGACTTTCGCATGTATCTTGCTGTAAGTTTAAGCATGAAGTCTCTTGAAAATGGTTTCTTTTCAACAGCCTCTTTCGCCTTTTCATCAGTCATTGTGGATCCTTTTGTTTAGTCAGTGTACGCACCGAAAAACTCTGACTGTACAGTAATGGTTACAGTGGCAGTGTTGGCATCCGTCAGCTGAGGATTGACTTGGAAAGCTTCAATCTTACCATACCAGAAATATTGGGAGTTAGCAACAGTACCAAGACCAGCAGTTGTAGAAGCATGAGTAGTGGGTTTGTCATTCATAAGGGTAAAACGGAAGACCCGCTGAACGTTATCACCGACTAAACTTCCAAGATAATTGGCAGTATCCTGCCAATCGGTACCAATGTAATTCAGAGTGAGTTCCATTGAAGGAGCGTCAGCCTGCCCTTGGATCTGTTGGGAAGTCTTACTACCATAAACAGGAACGTTGACAATGTTCGGAGGAGTTCCCATAGAAGGAAACTCACGAACGTTCTTAATGCGAATAAACTCACCAGTATCAACACCAGGTGCAGTACCGTTAGCGATTTCATTGGCAAAACAGGCCTTAAGGGTAATTTGAGTTGGGTTTACAATAGCAAGAGTGTTTTGGTCTAAGTCAACACAGACAGAAAGATCAGAAAACATACCAGCAGAAATAGAGGAAATGTGGGCCATTTTTTAACTCCTAACATAGTGATTAAAGTTTGCGACATACTGCGCCTGAATTAGCACAGGATTGTCTTTATCTTGCCCGATAATGGCAAAAGAACTGGTTAAAAATTGAGTTGTACTCCCCGATGCGTAAGAAAAGCTAACACCTCTTAATAAATATGCATCTAAAATGTCAGCTATCGCTGTCACACGAGGAGGCCCAACTCCAAACGCTGAAAATATATCCACTATCAACATACCTGACATAGAAGATACATTAACAGGAGAATCTCCAAGCTGTATGGAAATACGAAGAAACTCGTTTCCCAAGTCTTCAGTAGAGAAGTTAGAAGGAACCGTTTTCAACTTCTCATCTGCCCATTCTGGAGATCCGAAAATTGAAAACACATCTGTCATGATATTAGTGAACTTACCCATACATTCCTCTATATTGACTTAAATATCTCGAACTCAAGAGTGAACCCTGTATCTTTAAGTTCATCACCAATCTTCCAAACAACACCTTCAAGTACTGCTTCATCATAAATAGAAAGATCAGGAAGACCGGCGCGTACCACTACCACTGTTTTCTTTATAGTATTGCTTTTAATTTCTGTATTCTTAATAAAAGCTACCAGAGTTTTCTCAGCAATAATTTTTCGATCTGTTGTTTTGTTGTTGAAATCAAAAGCAGTAGTATTATAAGCCTTAAAGACAATCTCTTTAGCCAGATTACCGGTCATTTTAAATGCTTTGTTCACATACTTTTTAGTTAACTCTTGGTATCCCATTAGTTTGCTCTCCACCATAGGAGAGTACCACCACCAGAGCCGTCTGTATTTAGTAAAGGTCGGATCAGATTAGTGATGATTGGTGGGATTTTTACGGTTCTCTTAACACCCTTCAGAGTAACTACACCATCCAGAGTAAGTTCTTGAACCGTTTCTTCTTCCACCAACACTCCAGGATTATTAAGCAAATGTAGAGCCAGCTCACAAGTTGCCTTAATGAGCCTTCTAGGAATCCCATCCAAGAGTACTGTCTTGCCAAGCGTACTGTCATAATAGTCACCGATCCTTGGAAAAACAAAGTTATCATCAACGGCATAGCCGCGCCAGGACTTGTCATAAAGAAGCTCCGTGGCTGTTTTAAGATATCTTTCTTTGTCTTCCAAGGCCATGGTTGCCCATTCCGACGTCTCCAAACGATTTCTAAAATATGCATCCGCCTCAACAATACTTACAAAGGAGTCGACACCTTTTGTGAGACTCATGTCAGCTCCTATTAGCTATGGAAGATTGGAAGAATACCACAAGTTAAAACCGAGCTTTGCTTACGCTGGAATACACTTTTAACATAAGCAGTGGCAGAGGCAGCAGTGATATTATTGGTTAAATTGGCTTCAGCTGCCAAAGTATCCGTGATAAGATGGATTCCTCCATCCACATCTTTTACACTACGGTAGCCATTATTGGAGACAAAATCATCTTCAGCCCCAGCCCAATCATAGCCAGCAGGGTGTGCCACATAGCCCCAACGATACCAAATAGTGGAGATACCACCACCTTTGTACTTGGAACCATCACGGGTGATTTCCACATCCATAGGGACCGTTAAAGGCTGAAGAGCCAAGGCACCAGGCAGAATAATGTAAGAACACTTGGTGCCTACGATATCCACCCCAGCACCTGCGTTAATTGCACTCAGCTCTGTGGTGGTGAAAGACTGAGAAGAACGAGTCAGAATCAAACGAAATTTACCGTTGAAAATAGTACTGAAGTCAACGCTACCTTCAGTAACACGATCCTGATCCACCAAATTGGCAGAGCGAAAAGAGGCCATCATCTCAGGAGAGGTGACAAGATAAGCATAGTCAGGCTCATAATCCTTGTATGCCATACCAAAAGCTTCCAAGAAACCCTCTGCGCGAGCAGCACCTTGAGCAGTGGTACTTGCTGCAATTACTGCCTTACTGGCACCCAAATCTACGTAAAAACCGTAAGCGGGATCTGTAGGGTCATTCTCAAAGGATTGACCACCGAGACCAATAGCTGCACCACCTCCTGCAGCGCCCCGGAGGGCTTCAGATAGACCAACACCCTTTACAACAGACAGAATGGCTTGATCCATATCCAGTCGTTTGGTTTTGGCAAAGTCTCGACCAATCTTGGCAAGACCGTCTACCTTGGTCACTACTTCCGTCATATTCTTTTTGGTTGCACCATGAGTGCGAACCGTTTTAATATATTTGAAGAAATCAGCTGTAAAGTCCGTAGTAGTACCGTCAGTAGCATCAGTGAGAGAAGCCACATTAATCTGAGGATCAAGCGGCTGAAACCAGCGAGCCTGACCAATAAAACTTTCCACATCAGGATTAATATCAGGGTTGGGACTGACCAGTGCAGTACCTGAGAGCCCTTTTTCCGTAGTATAGGCCTCATCAGCATAAGTGCCAATAGTCTCCTGAATTACATATTCTTCAATTCCAGCAATACCTTTAGTTGCCATTTTTATCTCCGTTTAATTGTTCCATTAGCAATTCCTTCCATGACTTCAGCTTGTGTCATTTCAGAAATTTTCTTGGTTGGGGTTTGAGGATTCACGTTCGGTTTACCATTGATGTTGGGGCCTGAATTGGTTTTTGGCTTGAGTAAGAAAGCATTATCATCACTATCAACGAATAACTTAACAACTTCACGAACATCTTTACCATACTTGTCCACCCATTTACCATCCACCTCATTAAGCTGACTTGTAATTTCTGAAAAAGCCACTTTAGCTGCTTTTTCATTTCTAAAATCAATGGCAGACAGTGCATCTTTAATCGCATTATCTCTTGTCAGCTCAACAATGCGTTGTTTATTTTGGGCTTCCTTCTGTTCGTATTCTTTCTTTTGCATCTCCAATAATTCTTTGAAGTTGCCATTCTCCTCCAATTGTTTCTTCAGAGCCTCATTCTTTTCTTTTTCAATTTTCTTTAGGGCTTCTTGTGCCTCATCTCGAGAAGCATAAGCTTTGTCAAGTTTGGTCTTTATATCAGCCAACTCTTTGGACAGGCGTTCTTCAACAATCTTTTCAACATCTGTTTCTTTGTCTTGCCCACCCTCAAGCTCCTTGATCTTTTTTGCAGCTTCATCTAATTCGGCTTGTAATTCTTCCACTGTTTTCATTTATTACTCCTATTCAAAGCACAGCTTTGCCCGTGGATACAATCTCACGGAGTTATGGTCCAATTCCATACCAACTTACATCGTGATCATAATCTTCAACAAACACTTTCATTATGTCAGCTTCTGTCAGTATGTCTTCATTTCTGATGATTTTGTCTCCCACCTTAGACTTACCACTGACAGGTATGAGTCCTTTATCAATAGCCTCTTTCAAATATTGTTTGTGCAGTTCTTTCGGCAAGCCTCGTTTTCTCATCTCTTTTAGAGTCTCAATAATAGGGTTGATCCTTAAGGACTCAGCATAAATTTTTCGAAGACCTTTCTTAGCAGCTGTCATATCCACAATATTAGTGAAGAATGCATCATGAATGGAACTGGTGGGAATGTTATTCTTCTTTCCCCACAAGTGGAAGCGTTTAACAATAGTGGCGTCATTACTATGGTTGGCATTTACGGCATAAGCCGTTTTAGCTTTATTCAAATCCACTATCTCTCTTATCTTCCCCTCTTTGTTAAGGAAAATGTCTTTCCAGTCTATCTCTGTTTTCTGTGGGATATTCAGAATATTGGTCACAAAATTGCCATCTTTGTCTTTATAAGTCAACCTTTCTTCAAACACTTGAGTGAAGGACTGTTCAATTACTTTACCGTCAAAATTAACCCAAGGAACTGTACTCCAACTTTTAGGGAGTTTATTTGCGATACCAATTTTAATACTGGCCAACTCATGTTCAGCCAGGACTTCACCCTTAAGAAGCTTTTTCATGGATAAGTCAGAAAGACCTGTATACTCTACCTTCATGTACTTACCCCCAGTTTTTCTGTATTTGGCAGATTTGACTCCCAGCAGAAGCTCTGCTAAATTGCTTTGTGGATCATAAAAGTCCAAACGTTTTAAAAGTTTCTCTGAAAGTGGTTCTCCAGACTTAAGGTTTAGCAAACGGCTGACCGTATTTGGAAGGGTAAATCCTTTCTTATAATCTCCAATAATAGATGTTTTAAGATAAGTCTTCCAGTCAAAGGCTGAAGAAGATGGTTTGGAATTTTTCAAAAAGTCTTCAGCTAATCTGCCAAAATACTTGGTAAAGTCTTTCAAAATGGGAACACGAGCCTCCATGTGTTCACTCATGATAGAGGCAATAAGTTTAAAATCATTGGGGGTGATGACACGATCATAATTACGGGTCATCTTCTCCACCACGCTCATGGAAGAATTGTCCAGGAACCAAAGCTGCTCCAAGATTTCATCACCAATATCAGTACCCTTGTTAAAGATATCTTTAACATCGTTTCGTAAAACTCTCAACTCAGCTGCCATTTCAGGGTCAAAACGTTCATATTTGGCTATCTGAGCGGATATCTCATTTAAAACACTATCACGTTCACTGGCTTTTACGACTAACGTTTCTTCCTTATTCAAGATTTTGGCAAGCTTTGCTTCTACATTGAGAATACCTGTTCGTTCACCTGCTCCGTAACGCTTGTTAACTGAGTTCGTTAGTCTCAGTAATCACTCAATAACAAAAAGCTGGCATCTTCTCTGACTTCAGTTTGTATCTTACAGTACATTTAGCAATACTATGTGCGTTCACCACCTCCATAATACTATCAAACATACCTAGTGGTGTACAAACTTTTATTGTTATTAGAGTAATTCTATATGTCACCATATAGACCAGACTATATCATCACCCTTTAACAGGGTGCTGGGCGCTTCGAGTCCACTTGAACTCTACAAGTTTCATAATCCGTTCTGGACCGTATACTTTAGTCGTTGAACCTTCAAGGAGATTCCTCTCCAAGCTCGGCTGCTGATTGTCTTCTTTGAAAAGAGTTTCCAGCAATTCACCCAGTTTTCAATACGCATTACTGCGTAAGGCCTCTTACTTAAAAAGGTAACCATCAATTTTGACTTTGCAGCTTTTCTGAGATCTTTCTCACTAATTCCTAACTTAAGATTTAACTTTCTGAATCTAGAATCATTGAAAGTGTCTCTAGCTACCTCATCGTACAGACGCTTCTTTCTGTTAGTAGGCACCACATTGCTTAATTCAGCCAATTGTTTATTCTTAGTGGTTAAAGCAATGATCTGAGCACCTGATGATGAAGCATCTTGTTCAAGAGCAAGCTTAGTCTTAAAGCTCAATATCTTGTTTATATCTTTGTAGTCACCACCAAGATGATTATCAATTTTAGCTGACTCAATGGCAAATCTGAGGAATTTAGGTAATTCTTCACCGTCAATTTTACTAACCATATCAGACTGTAAAATTGCTCGAATATCCTCTGGTTTTTTTCGGAGCATATGGTTGCCTATCCTGACCAGTTCAGGACGGTGATAAGCAGCAATTTTCTGCCGTCCTGACTGAGTGAGAGAGTCATAACGTCCTTCAAACTCGTCATTTAAACCACCAAGAAATGCACCCACCTGATCTTGGAACACGTTCCAGGCTTCTGGATTCATATTTCTTTCGTGAGCAGTGTTCAAGAAAGGTCTAAAAACTTCACCAGATTGTGGACCAATAAATCCTCTTTCATAAATACGAGCACGATGATCAATAAAAACATTGGTACTAAATGACTTGCCTCTTAACCAGTCCATAGCCTTAAAGCGTTCGTATGAGTCATCACGAGATGATAGATACTTTTTCAGTTCATTAAGTTCGTCAAAGAACTTGGCCTTACCCCTGTCATCCTTGAAATATAAGATCTTTTTAATAGCATCATGATAGTCTTCATCTATTTCAAACTTAGATGTTGCCATCCAGTTTAGAGAATCCACTAGATTCTGATCAATAAATTCTTCAGGAAAGTCTTTAAAAGAAGAGGTGGAGGTTATGGGAATGCGTGTATCTGTCAAACCGAATCGATCTTTGATGAAGAATGTCTTATAACCTTTTCTGACAATCAATCGATTCCTTTCATCAACCACCCCCATGCGAAGACCTACATCAATCTTTCTATTCATCTTAGAGTAATTTTTAATTCTTGCATCTTTTAAATGAATATTGAAAGAGGTAGTGTCATAATAAGGACCAAAATACTTACCTGACAAACGACTCTTCATTCTTCGCTTTTGAACACCAAAGGAGGCTAGATCATAAAACTTATTATTGGTTTCCAAAAGAGTCTTACCTAATCCATACCACTTCATACGAGTACCGTTGAGATTGGCAGAATTGTATAGATCTTTGCCCAACATCACTGCCAACTGATCAAAATCAGGAGTGTCATCCACCGCCAAACGCATGGCGAATTTATTGTAAAAAGTTTGAATTCCTTCGTCTGTCATACGATTTCTTATATGGATAGGAATCTTAAGATCAAACACGTTTCGTAATTCTTTAGCGACTTTAGGTGCAATGGTGTCTTCCCATTTATTTCTACTACGAATGACATCAATGAACTCTTTAGACAGTTCATCAAATTGCACCACTCCCAATACAGGATCAATATAATTGTCATTCAAAAGCTTTTTCATAAAATTAGAATTAGATCTTAAATTAGTTTCAATGCTGTCGGAAATATTCATGACATCGAACTTGATCTGTCCTTGAGAAACCCCTTTAAAATTAGCCCATACTTCCTTATTGACGCGTTGTCGACCAAAGGTGACACGCAGGTTGTCTGCAATGACAGAGCGTTCATTGTAACCTAAATGTCGATCTAACTTATTTTCCACAAAATCTTTTATGAATATTTTATCCCTTTCAAGAAGATCTACACTATCTTCAACCCGTTTTAAGCTACTTCGATAAACATAGGGGTCAGGTGCATAAAATCTGCTATCCTCTCTTCTATTGGTGAAAGGATTGAATTTTAACTGTTTATCTGTAGGAGCTTTGCTGAGCATGGCACGCCTACTGGCTTTTTTGCTTGGAAGCATAATTCCACGATAATTAATTAAAGATAAAGTTCCATCTAACTCTGTGGCTTGTAACTTATAATAGTCTCGTAGAGTGTTGGTGAGCTTTAAATCATTAATAAAATCATCAGGAGTGCCTGCATAAATCTGCATGGCATCCAACTTTTCTTTAGCTAGGGCAAACCTTTGTGTATCATTGATGAGACCATCATCAGTCATACGTCTTAAAGTGTTTACACCTACAGGTGTACCTTCTGTGGTCGTGAATTTAGACAAAGGAAGCTGTCCTTCTTGGAACAATTTAACTTTGTCATAATTCCCTAAATGTTTTAACTGAATATGTTCAGGTTGCCTCCTAAGCCACTGATCATAAGATTCTTTAAGAGGTGTAAGACCATCATAGTAGGCACGTTCTTTTTTCCCCAATTTAGCCAAGTTGCGTTTACGTACTTGAGCGACTCCACTGAGGCTGGCCAGGTCTTCATAAGCCTTAACCACTGGGATTGTAAAAGACCTACAGCCAAAATGAGCTGGAGGCATCATAACACGATTACTTATGGGGTAAATGTTCCCATCTCTGGCTGAACAAATGGCTGTAGTACGAGCATCCAGAATAGCCACGTACTGCCATCCTTGCAGAGCCTTTTCATTCACTTCATACACAGCATGATCAGCTTGGTTATAAACACTAGTGGTAGCTGTTATCACTAAAGTTCGAGATTGGTTTCTGGAAATCTTATGAATATTGCTCTTACGTACTCTGACAGCCATCTCTTCCATGGTCTGCTTCTCAGCAATACCTTTTCTGATTAGACTCTCAATACGTACACGTTCTTTAGTACCAATGCTGGACCAACCTTTGGTCAGAGTCGTATTCATATAAAGAGGTTCATTTAAAACAAATTCTTCAGCAACAGAGCGAGAAACGTTTTTGGAACGCCATGCTTTGGATAACGCTGCTTCAAAGTTTTGATAGGTATAAGACGCTTGATCAGCAAAAAGGTCAATGAAAGACGCTTTGGTAACCGCATCCATCTTGCCATAATCTGTGTCAATTCGTTTGGCTAAACGTCTTTTGAATGACCTGTCAAATTTCTTTGATGTACTTATTTCCTTCGCTATCTGAGTTTCATGATCATCATGAATGGCACCAACTTTATCATTCAACGTATTCTCATAGAGGCGTCTCATTGCTGATCGATCTGCTGCCTTGTCATATAACTCAGTATTTACGTTCATTTTCTTCCTTTATAACTTTATCGATGGCATCATCCTCATTAATTTCTTGCTGACCTTTGTCATCATTGTAATTGGTGTCTAGAATGTCATTACTTTTAACCATCTCTAACCAAGCACTGCGAGGAATCAGCCCTTCCTGATACCATTCTGTAGCCAGACGCATCCAAGTTTCACCTTTAGGACGATTGTTGAAATCAGGTGAAAGAGTGAAGCCTATGTCAGAAGGCGTGTAATCAGTGCCATAGCGCCAATTAATCATAAAAGCCAGCACCTGCCGCATGCTCATGGATAGCTGTGTGTTCAAAGCACCTAGTTGGCTTATCTGAGAGGCATTACGCAATTCCAGAGCGACGCCTGACTGACTAACTTCAGGAGTCAGAATACGAATCCCCAGTTTAGCCATCTCTTCAATCCCCGCTGCAATGGCACGATCCATATCAGACAAAGCTTCTGTGGGTGTTTTTAGAACATCAATACTTTCCTCTGCACCGACCAATAACCAACTACCTAGTCCCCTAGAGACAATGGTTTCAAATTCATCCTCATTCATGTCAGACTTAACGATAGGCGTATAAGTGGCTGCCCCATATAGGAGATGGTTTCTACGACTTATCTTGTTATAAATACTGATTTCTTTATCCACAAACGCTGTCAGAATTGGTTGGCTTAACTCCACCTCACCTCTCATGGGCCAGGCAGGAATCTTGTTCAATCGTTCTCCATGAACTGTTATGTTTTGAATCGTATCCACCAGCTCAAAACTATCATTTTCTTGTATGCTCTTAAACACTCTAACCTGATAGAAGCCATTAACTATCTCATGAACCCATATGGTTTGTACCTCAATAGGGTGAAACTCATCTTCAGGATCTGCTTCATTAGTGAAGCCTGTAGTGATGAGACGAGTTACGATAATATCACCATTCTTTTGCTCTTCAGTGCTCCAATTAATCACAGCCTCAGCAGGATATAAGGTGGGATACGGTTTATAATCTTTTAAAGCTACATCATCTTCTTCAGTCACACTAGGATAGTCAACAAATACCCAGGTATTATGAGTAGTTATCTCTTCTCTTACCGCATTCATCATGAACGCAGCAAAACTCTTGCCGTTTTGTCCAAAACTATCTCTCAACCATTCTATAGCACCTTCAGGGGCATCTTCAGGTAACGTGATAGAAGGTGCTTTACGTAAAAGACTGTTCACCAAAGTGGAAAGAAACTGACAAGTAAAGCCTGGAAATTCCGCTTCAGCTTTGTAAAAATTGTACTGGTTCAAAGACATGCTTGGTGAAAATGGTATAAGTAAATTACTAAAGGTTGTAACATCTAAATACTTATCAAAATTCTTTACAGCCAACTCTCCTTGAGTCACCACCCTTGCGCGTTTCCACAAAGGCAGATACTGTTTAAACTCCTCACAGGGGTTGGCAACGTACATAGAAGATGTGACCATGTTCAACTCCGAAGAAAGGCACTAAACTCTTTAGCAGTGCCTTCAAAAGGTCTACCTGAGATAATGGAAACGGCTGAAACACCTTTATCACCTTTTACCACGTGCCAATTACAAGGGCGCCGCTCAAGATCTAGAAGAGGTTCTGCAATTTTCATCACTTCTTCCATGATTTCGGGTTCATCAAAGAAATCATCATCTTTCACTGTTTTACGAGACGTACGTACCATCTTAAACTCCTTTCAAATCAGTTATACGAGCGTAAACTTCTTCACCTTTATTTAATGTGAATAAGACTTTTAAATAGAAACGTTGATAAGCTTCTGTCGAATTGAAAATTTTGAAATCTTCTTCCTTGTTAGATGCAGAATCTCCGACGAGAATACAGCCCGCTGTGTCTGACACAAAGTTACCAATATGGAAGTAAATCCAGGTGAAGTCTGGAACATCTTGTAAATGCAGCATGCCTTGATGCCATGGATACTTGTCGGAATAGCTGGCATGCATGCCACCTTCTGTACGAAGCTTAATGTTGTAAAACCCTTTCGGTATTCTGGTTTGACCAGCGATCTTTTGTCTGTTAAAGCCGTCCTCTAGAGTGAATCCTTCAAAAACATTGTCTATTAATAGAAGACCTGCTGTGGATTTATTTCTATAACCATACCGCATTACATCAATAATCAAGACAACCTCCTCTTTAAGATAACTGTTCTCAAAGACACACCAAGATACATAAACAGATATTTAAGATGGTGCCCGTGTTTTTTTAGACCTTTATACTCCTTTAAATGAAGGTATAAAGCTTCTTTGAAAATTTTATCAGCCAATCTACGGTCTTCTACTTTCTCTTTAATCAAGTAATCATGAAGAACAGCTTCTTTCAAAAAGTCTTTATCAAATGGATGACTAAATATAAACCAAAGTAATGGAATTCGGGGAATGCTGGCACCGTTAGAATGATAGCCTTCAGGCACAATATAAGTTTTACCAGTTATGGTACTCTTGAAAGTTAAAATGGCTGTTAATACAATATAATTAGAAACATCACTGACTTTAGCATTAAAAGGAG